TCCTCCGTCTCGGCGCGGGCAGGTGGCTCTGGCTTGCGCTCCGGTGCGCTCTGGGTCGGCGCTATGTAATCAAAGTCATCCATGCCGTTCTGCGGGATGTCGATCTCCGCGTTGGTGCCCCTGATCTCGGCACCGTAGGCGCGCACGGCCTTGTCGAAATCCCCATGCTCATAGTGGCAGTACAGGTCAAAGGCATCACCCCAGCAATATGAATGCTCGCCCAGCGACTTCGGCCTGCCGACGCCAGCTGCCGCGTCCGATCCTGACATGCTGACCCAGTGCGTGCCGAAGTTGATGGTCGCGTAACTGGGGCTGGTCTGGTAGCGGGAACGATAATGCGGCGACGATCCGTGCCGCTCGTACTGGTAACGCAGCAAGAGGTCTTCGATAGTGTGGTCAGCGTTGAAGGCGTCGACTGGGCTGACCTGATCGGGAAACTTTTGCCGACGCTCGGCCCGCTGCCGCTCACGCTCGCGGCTGGCGATCTGCGCCTGCTCGGCGGCCAGCCTGTGCTGCTCCACGCGCCGATCGATCTCTTGCTTGATGGCGCTGCTGTCATCAATGCGCAGCGTCTTGGCCCGGATCACGCGCATCACGTAAAAGATCGGGCTCAGGTCCGGGTTGCGTTTGGCCAGAGGCACGTTGGGCAGGTAGATCGGCTGCCCGCAGCGCGCCAGCGCGCCGTCGGGATGGATGCCTTGGGCGTGCAGAAGGTCGAAGAGGGCCGTCTGGGCGAGTTCATATCCGGAGCCGGTCAGGGTGTTCGCCAGAGGGATCAGGACGCGCCACTTGCGGTTTTCTGGTGTGGCCCCCGAGGATGAGTAGGCGAGCAGGCTCACGGGCCCGCAGACAGCCTCCACAGCGGTCAGAACGTCGTCGAGGCTAGGGTTGCCCCGGTCGATGTCGAGCGCCAGCATGCGGAACTCACCACGCTCGCGCTGTGCGTCGTGGGAGCGACCGTCATGCTCGCGGTAGGTCGAGGGAATGAAAAAGGCGGCGTCCTGCTTTTCCTTGGCCTGCGGGTTGGCCACGAGGCGGGCGATCTCGCCCCAAGAGATGCCGGGGTAACTTTGGCCGGGCTTGTCGATGAGGGTGAAGCGAGAGCCGGGGGCGGTCAGGAAGCGAATGTCAGACATTGTGGGCACCACGACACTTGCCACCAGATATAGACTGCATTATAGTTTTCCTTGTGTTTGGTTGCTCTGACACATGGAACTTGCTCCTCGCCTGTTCCGCCTGCATTTGCCTGAACCCCGGCGCGTTGGTCTCACGCCGGGGTTCTTCTATTTGCCCGCTCTGCGCCCTTTGACGTTGGGGTTGTTTTCGCCGGTGCGAGATTTGCAATAAGCGATGTATCCCGGCATGTTCATGTTCTCCTTCATGGTTCCCCATTTGAGATTCTCTGGACGATTATTTGTCGCATCTTCATCCAGATGGATAACAACATGAGATTCGTCCTGAGCTGGGCCGTGGAATGCTTCGCACACAAGCCTGTGAACTTTCATGTTCCCATAAAACTTGTTTTGAATGCCCATATAAACATGGCGGGCAGTTTTGGACGCACGGGTTTTCACCCCATAAGTCGGGTTTGGCTCATACCATCTCAGATTTCCGCGCGGCATCTTTGCTGACCTTTTTGGCAGTAATATGCGCCCAAGAGAACTTGCGAGGACGCCGGGCTTTGATGGGACGGGTTTCCAGACTTCTTCCATTATACACCTTAGGCTTGATGTTATATCTAGCCTAAGGTGCCGTGTTTAGCCGCGCAAGTCAATGTGACCTACGCGGCAAAATCAAAAGGGATTTCGTCGTCCAGTTCCTGCGTAAGTTCCTTGCGCTTCTGCTCGGCCAAGGGCTTTTTCTCCTCGCCGAACGGGTCCGACTTGTTCTCATAGGTCTCGAAGTCGTCAAGGCCGCCGTCGCCGTAACGCGGCGGTTCGGTGAGCTGGACAGCGTCTAGGAGCAGTGAAATCCCCCCCACTCCCTCGGGGTCTACCACCGCGCAGGCGTAGGCGCGCACGACGCCCTTGGTGCCGCCCCAGAAGTTCAGGTCAGCGATCGGCTGCTTCTGCCCGTCAATGACCATCGGCGGCTTGCTCATGGTGCCGTCGCCCCTGACCGCGTTGCGCTTGGCGGCGAACTGGATCATGCCGGTCTCGTTCCCGTGTTCGTCCTTCACCTTCTTCATGCCAAAGACCTTGCCGAACGCGGGCAGCGAGGTGTTGCGTGCCTTGCTGGCATCATAGTGAGCGCGCAGCTGCTCATAGAGAGGCTTGGCCTGCTCCTTGGTCATCTCGAAGGTCAAAGACCATGCCGCGTTGGATGCGGTCGCCGCGCAGGGTTCAGACACCTTTTTCTGCGGGTTGTAGCGGTAGGTCGTGTTGAGGCGGGGATATTGGATCGTCACGTTGGTCGCGAGAACCTTCAGGAAGTCTTCGTTGTTGTTAGCCATGGTTTGCTCCTCTTTGGCTGTGGTCTCAGAAATCGACGGCATCAGTGAAGATGTCGTCGTCGGGGGTCTCAACCTGCCAGCGCGGCAGATCGATATGGTTAATCAGGGGCCATCCTGTTGTGAAGTCCGAAACGGCGATGGCGTTGCTGATCTTTTGCAGCGTCTGGGTCACGATCATGTCGGCATGCTCCAGATACCGATCGGTTAAGGCGTGGACACCGACAGAAAAGGGTGCCTCTTTTTCGACCGCGATGAACATGAAGCTGTCGGCCTTGTAGCCAGCGGCACGCAGTGCGCGCAGGTAGAAGGCAGCCTGCACGTCGTATGCGTACTTGCGAACCTCGCGCGGGAAGCCGTCTGGGCTGGCGTCTGTGGTGGTCTTCAGATCGAACACAATGCCATAGTCCGGCAGGTAGCCGTCGGGGCGGCATTTGATCTCGACCCCGGTGGCCGGATCAATGCCGAAGAAACTGGCCTCGGCCACGAATGTCGGATCACCGAGATACTGTTCGACGACAGGGTGAGCCTTCGCGGCATCAGCGATGCGGGCGGCCAAGTCGAACTCGCCCTCGGGCAGCAGGATTTGGCCCTCAATGTCGGCGGCGAAGCTGGCCTCCTTCCACTTGTTGCCTCGGCGGTCTTCGGGGCCACGCACGACCAAGTTCTTTTCCGGCTCCAGCACGAGGGCGTGGACGGCGCTGCCCAGCGCGAAGGCCGAGGTTTCCTTGCGGACCTTGCCCTTCCAGTGGGCCAGCGACTTGGTGTGGACCGCCTTTACGTCCGAGGACGAGATCGCCGGGTGGGCGTGGTATTCCTTGTTGGTCAGGTCGCGGTTCATTTCTTTCTCCATCCATAATACGCGATCAGCGCCGCCTCGGCCCGACCGTCGTCTTTTTTGCGTGCCCAGAGATGAGACTGATCCGGGAAGACGCTTGATGCGTATGCGCGGGATGCGTCCTTGTCGGTTGAGAGGCCGAAGTGCTTCTTCCACGCGGCTGGCGGAACTTCATTCGTTGGGATGCCCGCGAAGAACAGGCAAGTCTTCAATTCGCCGAAAGCCTGCGCGATGCGGGCTACGTTGGCGGTTCCGATCATTCGCGGGAAAAACGGTTTTTCCACCCAAGCGCATCGTACTGCACCGATCTCGGACAGGATCGCCCGCTTTTCTTCGATGGTGGCGGGCATGTCGAAGACGCGCACGCTCATGTCGTCACCGTCCATGACGGCGATGGCTCCGGTCTTGCCGGGGTCGATGCCGATGTACAAGGCCATCAGAGAGCCTCGCCCCTCAACCCGACCAGCATCTTGGCCTGCATGTCTTTCTCCTTGTCAGCGATCTCACCTCCGCAGGCCAGATAGCCGCAGCCGTCGACCCAGTTGTCAGCGTTGGCCGGGTTCGACTTGGCGCGTGCCAGCTTCAACAGCGTCATCATGACGGCCACATCGTGCGGCTTGATGTTCCGCCCGAGGTGGGCCGACCAGTACGCGGCGATCAGGCCGAAGTTAGCATCGGCATCACCGTGCGTGTCTGCGCGATCCTTGGTGATGTACTCCTTGGCGGTGTCCAAAATTTCCGACCTGTTCATTTCCACGGCTCCCGGTCGCGCAGGCTTTCCAGCCCGGTGATCTGGGCGATGCGGTTGCGGTAGATCGCGCCCGGCACGATGCCGCCCTGCATCCAGCGTGACATGCTGGACTTCGCGACCGGGATTTGGTCGGCCAGCCAGCCGAGCTTGCGCCCGCCGTCCTTCGCCCATTGTCTGATTAAATCTTGCGCCTTCACGGCATCCTCCTGTGCTTCGGTTCGCTCCGTCTATTTGTGAAATAATTTTGCGTCAAGCGCAAATATTTTCTTGCACAGGTTCTCGCATCGTGTAGGATGTCCATACGAACTAGCAAACAAGGAGACGATCATGGCAACTTGGAAACACTACGTCGAAAACGAAGCAGCCTACGAGGCTGCTATCGCGCGCAACATCAGCATCAACGCCCGCAAGACCCGCGCAGCCAAATGGCTGGCCACCGCCGACGGCGCGCGTGCCAATGCGTTCCTGTTCGAGCTGGACGAGTTCGAGCCGACGTATCGTGATGATGGCAAATTCGACGCCACTCACCCGGTCGTAAAGGCCAGCCTCGGTGAGTTCTACGGCAAGATGCGTTCGAGCGTGAACGAGTGGGGCGGCCTGACCGAAGGCCAGACTAAGGTCGTGCTGGCCATGATCGAGCGTGGCGAAGCCCGCGTGGCAGAGCGTGCTAAGGCTCGCGAAGAGGCGCGTCAGGCTGACGCCGACAAGTCGGGCTGGATCGGCGAGATCGGCCAGCGCCGCGTGTTCGACCTGACCATCCGCATGGTTTTCGAAATGTCGGGCATGTACGGCACCAGCTACCTGCACGTCATGCATGACGTCGACGGCAATGTGGTGGTCTACAAGGGTTCCAACCTGCTCGGCGAGAAGGGCAACGCGGTCTCGGTCAAAGCCACCATCAAAGACCACGACAGCCGCGACGGCGTGAAGCAAACCAAGATTTCACGCCCGGTCGCCGCATGACCGACTTAGAACTTGAACTCAGCAGGCTGGGCGTCATCGCCCCGCCAAAACCCCGCCCCCAGCCAGCGGCCTACGCGCCGCCCCAGTGGAAACCGACTTACCCCGGCGAAGAGCCGCCGTTTTGAAGGAAACTAACAACATGTCAGACCCAACCATCCTCATCACTCTGGAGCAGGCCGAAGCGGCTCTGGAGTGTATCGACCGCGACATCGAGCGCAATTACACCGACGACCACCCGAACTACCACGACACTGGCGAGATCATGTTTCTGTTACGCCGCGCTGAACTGCGCCTGCGCTTGATCGCCGCAATTAATGCAAACAAAGGAAAATAAACCATGCGTATCCGCGACGTCCTTTCCGCCATGATCGGAACCCTGTGCATCTTCGCCGTACTGTACGCGGCCCTTCTGTTTGGCCACGGGATGGGGTGGTAAAATGGCTGTCAAACTCGGAGCAATGGACACCCACATCGTGCTGACCGCGCTGTGGGATTACCGCGAGACCCTGACCACCTGCAACGACACTGCGCCCACCCCGCAACTCAAAGCCAAGATCGACAGCGTTGACCGTCTCATCAAGTCCTACAAGCGTTCGTTCTTCGCGCTGGATCGTCTGGAGGTGTGGTGATGCAAATGCAACCCGTTGAGATAATTGTAACGAACCGCCTCCAGACCGGCACCACCTTCGCCGTGCGGGCCGACGACATGACGCAGAACATCTTCATCCCGTCCAAGCTGGCTCTGGAAGCCAACGTGCGGCCCGGCATGAAAATCATGGCCAACCTCGTGCCGAACATCCAGCAGCCGGAAAAGACGCCGTGGCTCTGCATCGCGCTGCACG